CTCATCCTCCAATTGAACCTTTCTAATCGGAGAACCCAACAATGACCTAGTAAGTTTAAAAAGATTTTTGACTTCTTCACTAAGTACCATACTTATTTATTTCATTTAACAAATTATTCTTATTTTTATAAATATCAACTCCTTCGATATTCTTATATTTTGTGTAATATAAAAGTTTAATGCCATTATTATTGCAACTATTTAGTTTACTTTTATCTCTTTCAACAACTACTCTATATTCTTCCTCACCTCCAAATTTCTTTATTGGCTCATAATGTTGTTCTCCTTGGCATTCAACTGCTAATTTATACTTCGGTAAATAAAAATCTAAAGATAATGGTTTTTCATGTCTTAACCAATTGAACTTTTTTTGTCTAATAAATTCTATTTTATTGTTTTTCAAATATGCTGCAATCTCTGATTCTAATTTACTCTCATTGCACCAAGAACATCCATGCCCTTGCAGATGTTTCATTACTTTTTGCTTAAACTCGCCATGAATAGGACAAACTATTGTTATTTCACTTCTATTATTTACGTATTCGTTCTCTATATTTGGATATTTGTATTTATTACCATGTCTTTCTCTAAATCTTTCTAAAAGTTCTTCAATTGTAAATCTAAATTTACTTGAAAGGTATTCGTATCTACAAGCTGGACATCCACACTTCTTATGTATGTGGTTATTTGGTGTTTGATAAAAAGACCCATGTTTTCTACATATTATTTCAACGTCAGTATCAATACCATCATATTTCACATTGGTATAAATGTATTCATCTCCATGTACCCTTTTAAATTCGTTTATTATTTCATTTTGCGTATACTTTTTCGCTTCAGAAATATGTTTTCCTCTACATAAAGGACAGCCATGCCTACGATATAAATGATGTCTAGGGGATATCTCAAAATCTCCATGTTCTCTACAAGTTACCACTACTTTGGTGTCCCAGTCAACAAATACTGTTTTATTATAAATGTATTCATCTTTGTAAATCTCTATTGCTCGTTTAATAAATTCTTCTGTATTCATATTTTCATTTTATTACCCATATATAAATATTAGCCAAATATAAAAAATATTCAATAATTATATAAAAAAAAAAGCAGCAATATTTCTATTGCTACTTTTATGTTTCTTCATTTATTTCTTCTTCGGCTTCCCTCTGTATAAAACGTCTCATACTACGTTTCTTACACTTTATCAAAAGATGCTGTCTATCTGTCTTGCTAAAACGTCTTCCATCATTAGTCCAATGCTCAGTTAAAGCATGCTTAATTCTTCTTTTCATTGGAAATCTTTTCATTCTTTCTTTCTTGCATTTTTTCTTTAATCAATTTCTTCTGTAATTTGTCAGCAATTATGTCCCCATGACAAGGGAGTGGTTTACAGAAACACTGGAGATATATGTCTTCGCCATTCTTATAGTGCTCATATATTTCATCAAATGCTTTGGTAAATGCTTCATCTGTACCATACATCTTATCAAAATACTTATCATATGCATCAATCGCTTGTTCTCTCGTTTTAAATGCAAATGTCTTGAATACACTTCGAACACCATTATGTGTAAACGGATTCCCTAACGGACTTCCTCTACCAATATAGAAATTACAGCAGTTTCCGTTTGTATGGTCTTCAAGATGGCTATTATATACGAATATCATAACTATTCCTTCAATTTAAAATCATAAGTTTCACCCTTCTTGAATGGGCTGTTGAATTTCTTCTCACTTTCTATCTTTTCTCTTAAAAACTGATTCCATTTCCTTTTATAATAGTTGATATACATTCCGCAATTAAAACGTCTGAATTCACAAGGTACACTCACAGTTCTCTCTAAACCATCCCAGTCTTGAAATGTTCTTAAAACAGACTTACCTTCGTTTCTTTCATTATATCCTTTCCATATTATTCCCCATCTAGGGTTTTTATGTCTCTCATTATTAAGGTTAGGTGCTAGAACAAACAAACGAGTCATGTAGTTATTAAGGCATCTGTTATTCCTAGCAAGATAATCCTCAACAAACGTTGGGGTATACAATGGTCTTTTCCTAAAATACTTATTACCATTGTCCTTCAATATCGTATACTTGAAGAATCTCATTTCATCAATGGTACAACATTCCTTAAAGAAAAGAAATAATACTTGAGTTGCTGTCATTACTCTTTTTTTATGCAAAGATATATAAAAAAATAACAATTAACAAGTTTCAGAGTATATTTTTAACATTCTCTAATCCATCATATAAATCCTTAACTTCATCTTTGGTAAGGATTATGTCATCTACATAGTGACCATACTTATCATACACAGTCAGTGTATAGTATCTTTCGTACTCGTCGTACTTCAATTCTATTTTATCATTACTAACTATATTATTCATATTCATCAATATTTTTGAAATAAATATAACGCTATTTCAAAAAGAAAAGATGCTGACCATCTTCTCAGACAATCAGCACCTTTGTAACCGAAATGGTTACATTAACAAAATAATAATCTAAAAAATGTTCTAACTATAATCCTTAAACAAATAATAAGTACCCTCGGTGGGAGTTGAACCCACAGAATGACGCTGACCCTTAATCAACCGACTTTACCAATTTGCCCACGAGGGTGTTTATTCATATTGGTTTGTAGCTCTGGTCAGAGTCGAACTGACAGAATGACACATCTTTTGAGAATGCCGACTTTACCAATTTGCCCACAGAGCCATATGTATATACAAAAGCATCGTGAAATGAGTTTTCCCAATTCACGATGCAAAGATATGAATTTTTCTTTAAAAAACCAAATTTTTTAAGAAGATTTAACGAATAATTCTTTTTTCGATTCTTCTTCCACCTACGCTTCCGTTATTCAGTGGGTTGCTTGGTCTTTGTGCTGCTGTCTGCTTAGTTTGTGAGGTAGCAGCATTCTGTTTATTCTTACATCCACATGCCATGTCTTTATTATATTTAATAACGTTATTTAGTACTCAGAATAAAAATCTTGTTCGTTTGGAACATCAAAATCAGTATAGTCAACATCGATAACACTTTCCAAGGCTTTCTTGATAATTCCATTGTCATGGATTTGGATGCACTCCTTGTCCTCGCCATTGCAGAATTCAATGCTTCCAATCTCTACTGTCGGTCTATCGATTATTTCATCTGGGTCATCTGGCACATCGTAAGAACCACTTCTCATACCTTGTCTCATATATGGGTTACACTCAACATTATATGTTATGTATGCGAAATTACCGCCTTGCAAATGAAACTCACCATCATTCTCTCCAGCTGTGACATTTATTTGTCCCTGGCTTGCGATTGATTGAGCAATACTCTGCAAGAGGAGGTTCTCATCTTGTTCACGCAACACCTTCAGCACACTACGCTGGACGAGGCTGTGCAAATCTGACTCAGTTAATCTAATTATTTTCTTCATTTGTTTACTTATGTTCTGTATTATAAATATAAGGCGTTTCAGAAAAATCAGCTATTCATTAGATTTTTTATTATTATTCCCCACTTTTAGTAGAAATTAACACTCTGTCAGCAATATGCAAATCTACTGCCTCTTGACCAATGAACCAATTGTTGCGGTCACAGAGCCTTTCCATTTCCTCGAATGAACGTCCAGTATTCTTTGCAAGAATTTCATAAACATCTTGTTTACACCTCTTGGTCTGCTCGAATTCAATCTCCATGTCAGATACAGTTCCACGCATTCCGCTTGACACTTGGTGTATCATAACTCTGCTATGCGGCAACACAAATCTCTTTCCTTGAGCGCCATTGCTTAATAAAACCGCACCCATTGAAGCTGCCATACCAATACAAGTTGTCGAAACATTGCAACCAATGTAGTTCATCGTATCAATAAGCCCAAGTCCATCAACTACCGAACCACCTCCACTATTAATGTACATGTTGATATCCCTACCATCCACTGATGATAGATAAAGCAACTGGGCAATTGCGGTGTTACAAGAATCCTCGTTAACCTCTCCAGTGAAATATACGATTCTGTCATACATTAACCTAGAAAAAACATCAAATGTTGCCACATTAAGTTGTCTTTCTTCCAAGATATATGGTGTTAACATGCTATTGACCTTTTTAACTTGGTCATCCAAAACTGTTGGCTTTGCATTAGTATTTGCAATTGCAAAATGCTTAAAATCCTCAAAAGTTCCTATTTTATTCATTCGTTATTTCTTTTATTTATCATTTATTTTCCTCTCTCCTTTGGATACGGATATGTCTTATTCAACTCTAGGAATTTATTTCTAAGAGCCTTTGTCTCTCGTTTATCTCTTCCAAGTACGAATGCATACTTATGTTTTGATGGGAAAGTTATCTTCTCAGCTTTCCTAAACATTTCCTTAGAATACTCTCTTAGTTTTTCCTCAACATCATCTGGTACATTTTCCCATAACATGCATTGGTCTGTATTCCAATTCTTCTGCCACTCAATACCAAGGTCTTTAGCATATCTCTTATAAAAGCTTCTTGCTCTGAATGCCCTATCTGTCACAATCTTTTCAGGATTGTATGGATTAACACATCTTGTTGTAGTACCACTACCTTGCCCTAAATAGAAGAAATTAAGACCTTGATAGATACTTCCAATTTCCTTTGCTTGAGGGTCACTATAACAAGTGAATAAGCGATATCTAGTATTCTCCACCATCCATTTCATTGCCCACATAAGGAACTTGCTGCCAAGGTTGAATGGACACCATGAAGCTGATGCGCCTCTTGCAATGAGTCTTTCTAGATTCTTTGTATCCTCTCCTAAGAGTTTACTAAAGGCATTTGGCATACCCATGATGATAACACCACCCAATTTGCCTTTATACCTTGCTGTAAACCAATGTGTAGGGAAAGAACCTAT